TGTCCTGTGTACGTAAATTCCGTCTGAATAAACGTTTCCGGCTAAGTCATCGCCGCCTTCATCATACGTATCTGTATCGTCGACCTGTAACCGTGTAATCATCGGTACTTTTGTAGCAGACGCCGAAACCATGCACGACCATTCGATTTCATAATCCCCTGCAGCCGGAGGCGTAAAAGTATGCCGTAATTTTTGAATATAAGTCGTACCAGTTGTCGATGCCTCTGTATCGCTCACGCTACCCTTGCCTGTCGGAAGTTCGTTATAAACAAGCTTATTCCCTGAGTCGGTAAGTGCACCGATCCATCCGCCACCGTCCCATCGAGCCGTACCAGTTCCGCCGCTTGCAATTGTTACCGTACCTTTAACATATACACCCTCAAATAAAAACGTCGCGTTCTGTTCAGCATCGACATTCCCTTTTATTTGACTGTTCACAATGTAGCAATTCGACGAATCGTCGAGGTCAACATTTCCGTTTATATAGCTATTGCGCAAGCCCATAGTATCGCCGCCAACTTTGTCCGTGCCTTCTGCCTTGATAGTCCCGGCAATGTTCGCGTTATTTCCACATAACCCATACGTAAAACCAAGCACGCCGTAAGAAGGCTGATCACTGCCCGCGTTGTAGTTTCCTTCGTACCCTTTGGAATATGAATTTTCAATATAAGTTAGCGCAACGTTATATGCATCAATGTCAACCGCGACCCATGTATTATCTTGCAAATACCATAAATTAACAGTCCGCCCGAAAGTATCGTTTGATATCCAACATCCGGAATAAACAAGTCCACTTTCCCCGAAGGCAATGTCATTGCCAACACCTAGATTCATAACATCGTACCCTGAGCCGCTTACTTTCCCAAATGCCATGTTCGAAAATTTGAGATCAGTCGGCATGTTCGACGGATGGGCTGACAAATCTGTATAATGAGCACCGGGGTCTGCGTGCCCGCCATTCGTTAAAAACGTTGCGACACTGGCCCGCGTCGCATTAGTGACAATCATTGCAGGGCCTGATGTCGGAACAACAGCACATCCCTGCTTTCCGCCAAGGCCAATGAACCTCAGATGATCTCCGTCGACAATAAAGTTTTCGTCATACACACCGGGCAAGCCTATAACGAAAGCAGGATCATCTGCTGTCGGAGTCAATGCCACTGCTTCGTCATGTCCCTTCTGCCACGTAGCATAGGGCTTTATGTAAGAACCATCTCCTGTCGTATCATTGCCCAGTGTGGATACAAACTTAGCCTGACCATATGTCACACCTGCTGCTGCAAGCACATTAACTATCTCGGCGTATTTTTTTCTGTCACCATCCGCTGAGTCTTCCAGAATAATTTTATCCGCGCCTACTGGTACTGTCTTCTGCGGAAACTCATCCATTTCGTCTTGCTGGCGTGAAACACCATCGTGCGAAGTCTTGGGCATTGTGCTCTCCTATCCTACTGCGTGAGGTTCGAAAATGTTCAGCCTGATGCGACCATTGTCATTCGCCTTTGCCGTTCTTTCGTATCGAAACCTCCACCAATATGCCACCATCTTTGTGTCTGCAAAAACCGGAACATCTACAGCACCCCCGGTGTTGTCAATGCCGTCAGAGTCGCCGAATAATTCTAAACTGGCTGGCGAAAATGCATCGTCTAAATCACCTGCACTCATGGCCTCTATCTGCGTTTTCTTGTATGGATGATTGCACATTTCAGCAGTCAATTTTAATTCGTCGTTACCAGCACCAACGCCAGTGGTCATCCTCACTTGCATGCTAAAATTCGGGTCATACCTTCCTCTGTAATACAGATAAAAAGGACCGTTTGCTGTTAATGTTTCATCAAGGTGTCTTGATACGGTAATTGCTGCCATGGCTGTATCTCCTACTTTCTGCTACAAAACCAGTTCTACGTTATTTAGTATACCATGTCCAACTGTATATGCAAAAAAAAGAGGCTGCCCGAAGGCAGCCCCTTTCGTGTTCCTCTTGAACTGGTCTTATGTCAGCTGAATTTTTACCTGATCTCCTGACCCGCGTCTGAATACCAGATAAATCTTATCGCTGTCATCGGTGTCCTTCCACAGTGCCGCCTTGCCGTCCGCATCCAATGTCGGTTCGGCATTCTGAGAATACAGCTTTATCGTGATGTCTTCACCTTCGACATACTGTGAATTCGTCCTTGCCACGACCTCATTGATCTTTGCTAATGCAGATGAATGCTGCGGGTGCAGGCCAGTTCCGGAAACTTCTTTTGCTGTCAAAGCTACTATGTCAGTCGCCATTGTTTCCTCCTATCCCTGCTGACTTACTTCATGAGCACTGTCAGGTTGAAAGTCGTACCGCCGAGGTTCGTTCCGTTACCGACTTCATTCCACGTGGCGTGTCCGCCGTCAAACACCAGCAGCTTATCGTTGTCCTTGTCGTAATACGGAATATACTGTCCGCAGCTGAAGTCCATTATCGCCAGAATTTCCAGCGAAGACTTGCCACCGAATACAGCCGCATTGACCAGTGCCTGAAAGCCGGGAGTGCCGTCTGACGGATATGATGTATCTCCAGTGAACGAAACGTCCACTACGAAAATCGGATCACTGGGATTGCCCTGATTCTTGGATCCTTCTGTAATTGTTCCTATGGTCATGTCTATACCTCCTTTTTACCGTTGCTACGCAACCGTAATCTCGTCCGTTTTCACAACCGCAGGCTCATGCTCAAACTTGATGTCAAACCGCATAGTGGCCACGATAATGATCTCACCCGCGCTTACATCTCTGTCCAGCTCGAACTTCACAGTTCTCCACCACGCCAGCTGTGCGTTTTTCGGATTCATGAGAAGCATTTCTGTCTCATTGTTTGCTCCACCGAGATTCTCCGGGAACGTGCTCGTGATGTACACCGGAATGCCGGAGTAATACGGCGTTATGCCTTTCTCCAGAGCTGCATCGCCGAGGATCGTCGCCCTACCTGTTAAGGTATGATGATAATCTTCGACCGCATCCGGTGACGTGAAAAATGCCATGTTCCTTTTGTCCCTGAACTCAAGAGGCATTGCCTTGATTGATGCAATCAAGACATCCTTGTCCAGAGAAGTAACACCGGCGTTGACCACATTCGTACTTGCCTGTTTCCTGAGTCCGTTCAGAGATGCCAGCAGAGCATCCGCCGATCCAGTGTCTCCATTCAGGCAAACGTGCTCGACATCCAAGCCGATTCTCGTTGCCATCATGTTTCTTATGGTAGTCGTGAACGTGTTGCGCTCGATGTTGTCTTCGACCACTTCGTCCTGAAGTCTGACTTCTGCCTTGAACAGCTTTGTATCCCACTCCACCTTCGATGTCGTGGGCTTGGACCTGTCACCTTCGGGCAGTGCCTGTCCGCTTACACCCGGCCTGAGAATAGGTCCAGAGAAAACGATCTTCGGAAGGATCTGTTTCTTCGAACCAATTGTTGTAGTCATTATTTCTTCCAGAAGCTTTGCCGACGCAATTGCAATCTGAAAAAACTTTTTCGCCTGAATAGGCAAAAGCTCTCCAGCTGTTGCTATGTCAGTCAGCGACATATCTGCTTTCTGAAGCAGTGTTCTATTGTCTTTCATAACAATACCTCCACGTTAATCAGTTTATTTGTCGCTGGTTCTGGTTCTGGTTTGCTACAGAGTTCCCGCTTCTTTTTGCTTTTTCACACTCGCCGAAAGATCATACTCGCCATCCCATGCGTTATCATCTTCGACTGTGTTTTTATTCGACAGGTAATCCGTTATACCCGCCGGAGCAAGAACCTGTTTCTTGAGTCTGATGACTTGTTTTCTCAGCTCGCCTACCTCACGCTGCAGCTCGCTCTCTTTCGAAGTATTCTTATTTACAGGCTTGGCCGAAGTACCTTTACCTGAATCCTTCACTGATGTTGAGCCACCATTGCCACTGCCCTCTTTGTCAACAGGCTTCGGCTTATCATTGTTGACAGGTTTCCTTTTTCCCAATCTGGCTGCTGCTATGTCTAAATTCAAACTCGCTATCTGCGATGTAAGGCCAGAATTTTTTTCTTTCGGCTTATCCTGACTCGCCGACTCATTCGGCTCGTCATTATCTGCATCTGCATTCTTAGCCTTGCCTCCTGCACTATTCAATGCATTGGCTACATCCAGAAGTTTCTGTTTCGCTGCACTGGCATCCGTCTGCTCGCCTGACCGAATGCCTTCGGCCAGTGATAAAAGACTTTTTATTCCGCTATCCGCAGCACTCAGGACCGACTTGAGTCCTGTATCCATATCGCTTGCGCCCGCATCATCGCCTTCCGGCTGGTCCTGTTTGTCTTCATCCTTGTTCTCGGCTTTTTCATGAACAACCATTGCCTTCAGGTCTTCCGGTATGTATTCGAACAAGGGATGATCCGACTCAAATCTCGGATATAACATCGCCTGAAATGCTGCCCGAATAATCCTTCCCATGATGACCGTCTTGCTGGTTTTCTGTTCGTAAAGTCCGACCGAAGATTGAAATTCCTGAACGGCGCTGGCTACCTGACTCGGATCCGCATTGCCATCATACCATGACAGCCGGAATAATCTGTTAACCGGATCCGCGTACTCATCATCATTCTCGCCCTGTTGCAACAACAGATGAATGTCTTCACCTTTGCCTTCCAGAACTTCTATCTCGTAAATGCCTGATCTTTCGCGCTGACCGGCTCTTGCGTCGCTAACCTGTTCTGCTCTCGTACCAGATGAAGTCTCACTGACCTTGGCATCCTGTTTTGAAGATTTTTCTTTCTGTTTAATCTTGCAGTACACAGCCTTTATTCCAGTAGTCATATCAACCATTCTGCAAGTAGAAAAATGTTCCGGGTCGTACTGTCTGAACCGGTAGTATTCATCCGTCTCTTCCATGCCATAGTTCTTATAAGAGTCGTGCTCAGTGAGCCATGTCTTGGCTTCGCTAAGTGAAAACTCATCTTTAGAAAATAGCAGAGACTGAATATCCCACGTTCCCGGATCACCGTCAGGTGCTCTCCCTATCTGTGGCTTACCAACGCCCATCAGCTCGTCCGCATCGCCATCAACTTCCTTGGTCAGCTTGTCTTTTATATCGCTTGCCAAAAGCTTATCCAGCTCATCGTCCGGATTATACGAAGGGCTTGCACCAGCAGAAAGCTGTGCCCTGACTATCCGTGTATGAATAACCCTTTTACTGCTAGTCTGTTCATACGTATCCGCTGCCTGTTTGAATCGTGCTCTTGCATTATTGGCTCTTGCCAAATCAGGATCTGATTCACCTGCATAAGCCAACGGATATTTGAGATTGACCGGATCACCATATAATCCAAGGTCCGTCGGATCGCCCTTTGGATACGTCAAATTCTCGCCCTTGCCTTCAAGTGCTTCAATGTCGAAAGTAGCCGAACGCTGTTTCTGTGCATCTCTCTTTTCTTCTGATGTCGCCCCAGTATCCGGCACCTCGGCCTTGAAAACTTTTTCCTGCGATTTGATGACAAGCAACTTTCTTTTATTGGCAGCTGCGTCCACAACGCTGACTTCTTCGGGCTTCATATAAGTAAGATGAAAAATTTCTTCATCTTCGACAGGTTCGCTTTTTATTAAAAATTCTCTCAGCATTTTTTTAACCCCATCTGCTTTTAGCCCTTAGTTGTCTGATCTGTGCCGGAGTAATCGGCTCACGACTTCCTAATCCGCCTATTGAAAATCCAGTGATTCGACCGTCCTTTATCATCTGCCAGATTTCCTCATTGTAAACGCGATTTGCCATAAGCCATGATCCCTTGTGAACAACCTCGCCATTCAGCTTGTACTCCACATCCGTTATCGTGTTTTCCAAAATAACGATGTCTCTTTCCGAAGCAATCTGATGCTGAATTTTCATTCGCCATCCATGTTCCGCAAACCAATGAGCTGCAAATCTTACGTCCCCCTCCGTGTACACATCATTATCCGTGTCCGGATTAAGAACGTCCTTTCCAATGGTAGGTTCAAGCACTACGCCTTTGATGTATCGTTCTTCTTCTCTTGCCGTTTCCTTGGCAAACCGACACTCAAAAACGCCAACGCTTATATTATTTCGGGATAGGTATTCCCGAGCCGATTTGTAAAGTTCTACGCTCATGCGTCTAGGCTATTGACTTACCAGCCGCCTTTTTCGTTTTCACGTCTGCCGAAAGATCATAAACACCATCCAGTGCCTTATCGACATCATCCGGCTCGCCATCATCTTCGTCCGGCTCGTCGTCTTTTTTGTCTTCGTCATTGCTGGGAGCATCTTTGTCCTTTTCGTCATTGGCCTCATCCGAATCGTCTGAGTCACTTTCATCCGAAGGCTCACCGGCGTCGTCCTCTTCGGAAATTTCGACTTCCATCTTCATCATCAATGCGTCCAGCTTTTTGTTCACGCCTTCTGAAAATTCATTGACCAGCTTGGTAACATCCTCGACCATCTTCTGCATTGCATCCGTAGCATTTTTCAATGCACCTTCGAATGCATTATGAGAATCTTCGTCCTGAACGAACTCATCCGGCAGAACCACGCTCACTTCGGGATCCTCATTGTCAGCCGTATCGTTGGTCTTGCGCTCAACGTCCTCGACCTGATCCTTTACAAACTCAAGCTTGTCAGCATCTTCACCTGCCCATTTCCTGAGTGCAGGAATTACCACATCTCTGAATCTTGACAGCTTCATGGTCCTTGAAAAAACTTTCATCTTTTACCTCCGTCGGTTGGCTACCTCTTTTAATGTTTCACCGCCAGCTCGTAGCCCTTCTTTTCTTGGCGGTGGTTCCCAATTTCTATTTCCATCTAGTTCTGCTTCTAGTGCCAACGGAAGATTATCCAATGTTTCCGGCACTGACAATCTCTGATCCTTCCTCATAATCATATACCAATTTGCCAAAATATCAAATCTCCTTCCAATCTCTGCTTCAGTCCCTGAATCCACAACAGTATCCGGCATAATATGAGACCTTTTAACTTGTTCCGGAGTAACTATCAAATTCTTTTTAACCTCACTCCTAAATGATTCCAAAATTGTATTATGTATTGTCCAGAATACCCTATCCATGGTGCCTTTTTTTTCGTAAGCGTCAATAAAATTTACCAGCATGTCTCCGCGTTTGCTGTACTTCACCTTGTTCTTGTTCATGTCTTCTCCTTACTCTGGCAAGGTTATCGTCCTACAATGAAAATGATATGGAGGGAATCCAATACCTTTATCAATCAAGTCTGCATTTGAAACCATAGATCTGTATCTTCCAACATCCTGAGTGCCAAGTCCAGACTCACGCACCTGAAACAACGAATCCCAATTGCCATCCGCATCAAAAATTCCTATCTCGCCTTTTCTTTCACTCATAAATGGCTGCTCATATTTAATGTCTTCGGGCTTTTCAAGTTCCATTGCATTTCTCTGAATAGCCAGTGACTCCCTTACAGGTAATATCCTACCGTTCATTGCTCTACATGTATCCGTAGTAACTTCGTCCAGAACTGCAGACACTCGATACCGAGTTATACCGGCGTCCTTATAACTCGTGCCCTGCGCCCATGCTCGAGATCGTCCTACAAATACATGAGCCAAAGTCCTGTAATAATTTTTCTGAACCGCACTGTACATCGGACCAATGCCTTTTCTTAAATCTTTAGCAATATCGTCCGGTCCAAGCCCTGCGGCTAATCCTTCTGAAACAATCCGCCGAGCTTTTTTGCTGGCTGCAGTAGAAATATCTTTATACCTATTTCGCGCAAACAGGCTTTGATTCTTGACCATGTGTTCTACAGCAACCTGATCCGATTGTAAGAGATTAATGCCAATATCCAGATTGTGGACAGTACGCTGTACCCTCCGTGTATCTCTCACAACTGACGTGCTCGTTACCGTAAAATTCTTTTCGAATTTATCCAGAGTAGCCTTCGGCCATTTTTTCGATAATTTATCCAGCGTTCTGTTTGCCGAATTAACAGCTGCCGTTACTTCAGCATCCGACATTCTATTCCACGGTTTTCGGACCAAATCGTCCAGTGCCCTGTTGACCGTATTCACTACCATTGGATCCGTAATGGACTTGGCCTTTTTAGCAGCACTGTCCACACGTCGTAAGAATTCATTTACCTTTAATGGATTCTTTACCTTATCAACAGCCACAACAACCGCACGCTTGCAAACAGGTCTGCCAGCACTTATACCGATAATCTCTCCTATCTGAGTATCTACGCCTGTCCGTTTTGCATAAGTCAATGCAGCTCGTAATACTTTGTCCCTGTTGTTACTGCGATATAAAAATTTACCTACGCCGGAAAGAACAACATAACCACGTGCAGATTTTAGATCTGGAAGTACAACACCTTTGCTCAATTCCGTATAAGGCATTGCCAGAAAAAGGCCGTCCGATTTGAATGTCTGTGCTGTTTGAATCATCGTTCCATCATACCATAAATCTATTCGTTCATTTCATCATCTATATTTACAACCTCTCCGCAATGTGGACAAATAATTTCCCCCTCCTCAAGCTCAACCGTTTCCGTCGTTTCGTTTTTCTGGTCCACTGGCCATTCAAGATCAATAAACTTTCTGAAGTCCTCAAGCTCCTCCATTGTCCAAGGCATCGTTCTTTCCAGCTCCTCCATAGGTGTTTCATCCGAAATGCCCTTGATTAATTCGGCTAGTCTTATGTAGTCCGTAGGAAATCGCGTCTCATTTGTCTCGACCGCAATCCGTTTTGCCTGTGCATCGGAAATCTTTCCGAAGTTAAAACACATCACTTCCTTTATTTTCAAATCTCTGAAAGCTGGCAATCTGTGATTGCCGTTCACAATTTCATATCCACCTGAATCCAGCTGCCGCACCATAATGTTTTCCAGCTGACCATGCATTTCAATATTATTTTTTAACTTCTCGGCCAGTTCTTCATCATCCAGCTTATAATTCCATTCTGCAGGAATGAGGCGCTTTACCGGTATCATTGTAAATCCCTTTTTAATTTTTCCCGCCATGGCTTACTCCTTCTCCTCTTCCACAATAATTATCCCGCCGCAATGTGGACACTCAATCTCATTCTCCTGAAGATCATCATCCTCACCGGAATTACCGGCCGGATCCGTAGGCTCACCTTCCTGACTCTCCTCTTCCCAATCGAAGTCTGAAGCATTAGCCAGATATTCATCCAGCTCGTCTCTGTCGTAAGGCATCGTATATTCCAGCTCGTCCATAGGAATCTCTTCCGTAATGTCCTTGATGACTTTCGCCAGAATGACTTCATCATTATCGAATCTCGTCTCATTCGTTTCGATTGCTATACGCTTTGCCATTACCGAATTAATATTGCCGAGGTTGTAACACATGGCCGTCTCGTATCCCAAGTTCTTAAGAACCGGCAGTCTGTGATTACCGTTTACTATTTCGTAATCATTTCCCAGCTCCCGAACTATAAGATTTTCGACCTGCCCTCTCTCGCTGATATTTCGCTCAAGAGCTTCAGCCAGATCTGGATCGTTGTCCTTGTAATTCCAGTCCGCCTGAATAAGCCTGTCCAGTGGTATCTCTACGAATCCGATTGAAAACTTTTCCTTGTTCTTTCTTTTAGCCATTGTCTGTCTCCCACGGAAATTTTACCCATTCACTTTCCGGAATCTCATGCAGATAATAATCCGGCTCAACTATCGAACCGACCTTTTTATAAATTGCAGCTGTTTTGATTTTTCTTGCACCGAACAGACTGAGAATTACTAAAGCTCTATGCATGGTCTTTCCAGTATGAACCAAATCATCTATCACCAGTACACGCTGATTCTTCAAATGAAAATAACCCTTGTAAGAACAATCCAAATTATGCCGTTGCCGATTCTTATCATAACTCTT